TCACCTGCACGCCTCCGACTGATCACGCAGGACCGCGTAGTCACTTAGCATCCGCAAGACGACCGCATCCTCGGGCAATGCTTCGACCTCGATAGCGGCTCGCAACTGATCGACTTTGGTGTATTTGACGACAGGCGGGCAAGCGGCAGGTCCGTCAAAATCGCCCATCGCGCATGCGCTGAGCCAGAGCATCACGATCAGCGGGGCGGCGGCTGGCGGCGTCCAGCATCTGGCGTTGGACTTCATGGGTTTTCTCCGATGTTGAAAGGCGTTCTGCCAGCCGACCGGTCCGTTCACCGGCGCGGCGCAAGTTCATCAGGAACAGGGCGATGGTGAGGGCGGCCAGCAGCAGGCCCAGCGCTTTGCGCGCCGGGCCGCTGGCGAGGAGGACGGTGATCCAGCCCATCAGCGCTGGCCCCGCTTCCAGTCATCGATCCGGGCGTGGATCGCGATCGCAATGCCGATCAGCGCCACGGCGATGAACACCCAGCGCAGGGTGTCGAGGTAAGGCACCAGGGGCAGGATCGCGGATTGGGTTTCTGCCAGGACATCTTGCGCGACTTCGACACCGGCAGCGCCGACAGTGGCGATGCCCGCTGTCCCGCCGCCTTTCAGGGTGCGGCTATCGGCCAGCACTTCGCGGGCAGGCTGGGTTTCCGGCACGAAGGGCGTCGCACGGGGAGCGAAGGGTTCGCCCCAGCTGCGCGCAGGCCCGAGGTCGATATGCATAAAGCCCGAGCGCGGATAGGTGCCGAAACCGAGAAAGCCAACGGCGCGGGCAGCCTCTGCAAAGGTGACCGGATCATGGTTCGACATGGCGATGTCGAAGGCCGTGCCCAGCATGTGCTTCGAGGCCGGGGCCCCACCGACGGCGCGGTTGTGGCTCGGGCTGCGATAACCCGAGCGGACGATCAGCGGCTTGCCGAGGCGGTTGCGCAGGGACTGCAGCTTGTCCATGGCCTCGGTGTTGATCTTGATTGCGCCGGTGCCGCGGCAGGCGATCTCGGCCGGGGAGAAACTGGGCCAGCGCCAGGCGCTTTCGGGCACGTCGCGGAAATGGGCATAGGTCGTGGTCGGCATGGTTGGTCTCCAGAAATGCAAAACCCGCCTCTGGGGCGGGTGGGGGACAGGTTCAGTGATGGTCTTGGGGGCGCGTCAGTCGGTACGGCCGCGCTGAAAAGCTTCGAACATCACGTCGCGCATGGCACGGATGTCGGTTTCGATGCGTTCCAGCCGGTCGGCATCGGCCTTGCGGTCATCGGCGCGCTGCTTGTCGGTGCGCTCGCGTTCGAGATGCAGTTCCCGGTCCAGCCGCTCCAGCATCGCCTCGTTGGTGAATGCCTTGCGGGTGACGGTGGCGGCGATGGCAAGAGAACCACCGACCAGCGCCGTGATGGCAGCGGTCATGCCGTTGTCGCGGAAGGCCTGGCCGACTTCCTGCAGGAGGGACGTTCGTTCTGTCATGTTGATATCCTTTAGTAATCTGTCTCGAGGTAAACGCCCGCGCAGTCGTAGGCGACGGCCGCCGCTGTGGCGCCGTTGTTCATGTAGTTGCGCGGGCTGAGCAGTTGGGTGGCAGCGGGCATGTCGGTGGTGATGGTGAACTCGACCGCCGCGCCGCTGACCTCCTCGACCAAACGCACGCCGATGTCGGCCCCGTTCGGCGTGGCGGCGATGTAGAGCGTCAGCACATTCGTCAGGCTCGCCACCGGGAAACTGGCCCCAAGGTCGATCAGCGTCGGCGCGCCGGTGCCGTCATTGTGCACCAGCTGCCAGTTGGCATGTGTGCCGCGCTGGAACCCGATGCCGATGCAGTTCACCACAGTGGACAGCGTCAGGGTCGTTGCCAGCGCCGCCACCGATCCATAGAGGCCGAAGAACCCCATCCCCGTCGCCTGCAGCGTGGTCAGCGACAGCCGGTTGACGTAGTTCCAGCCGCCAAGGCCCTCTGCATTCCCGCGCCAGCAAACCCAGCCCGCGGAGCGTTCCTCGGCGGCGGCATTGGCGGTGGCGGCACTGGTGACGCGCCAGCGGCGTATGCTGGCGGCAAGGCCGGTGGTGGCAAGGGTTGGCGTGGCCACCGTGCCGACGGCCGTGCGCGGCATGCCATCCGTCGTCACGGTGGTGCTGACCGACGGCGACCAGGTGGCGACCCGGTTGACCCCGAAATGCGGTTGCAGCGGAAAGTGACGGCCGGACGGGCGCTGCACATCGACCCAGCCCGTTCCGGCACGATTGCGGCCATAAAGCGCGATCCGCCCCGCTGGCGGTGGCGCGGGGGCTGCGTCATGCGCGGGCAGCAACAGCGGTTCAGGCAGTTCGACCCTGCCATTGGTGCGGTCGATTTTCACGGCATCGAAGAAGTCCGAGCCATTCGGGCTGACCTTGACGCTGAAATCGTCACTGGCAAGCAGGCCGATCAGCGCCCGCGCCGAGAATCCGGTCTTGAAGGCGAAGGCCGCATCGTTTCCGGCCGCTGCCTTGTTGACGGTGGCCTCGATCCCGGCCCCGGCGTTGTTGAACAGGAGCGCCGGGGTGTTGACCGAAACCCGGTTGTAGCTGTCTGCCGTTGCGCCACCAAGGCCCAATAGCTGCGCCGTCAGGTTGGCCTGGGGCATGCCGACTTGCGTGACGGCATTTGCGAACGTCACCGTGGGTGTGTTGACGACCGTCGTGCCGCCAGCGCCTGCGGTCGCCGACCCGATGTTGACGACCGTTGTCGATCCGGATGCGCCACCCGTGCCAAGGTTCAGGGTCTTGGTCACGCCGGTCGGATTGACCCCAGTCCCCATTCCATAGGTTGCAGTCGTGATCGCTGTGCCGATCGAGGCCGCCGCCGCCGAAACCGTGACCGTCCCCGAGGCGGTCAGCGTGCCGGTGATCGACACAGCACCCGACGCTGTCAGCGAACCCGAGAAGGTCTTGTTGCCAGTGAAGGTCTGGGTGCCTGCGAGAATTGCCAGTTCTGACGATGTGTTCGGCAACGCGAAGGTTCGGGTCGTGCCAGTGCCGATCCCCGACAGCGAGAACACCGCCTTCTTTGTCGGGTCGGCATCGTTCACCAAGCTGAAGACAGCATCCGACACATCCACCGGTTCGCCGACCAAATCCCAGGCCGACCCGTTCCAGACGACAATGGCCTGTTCCGCCGCGATCCATGATAACCAGCCCGGGCGCGGCACCAGCCGCATCCAGACGCCATCGACCCAAAAGGCCACGTTCAAGTCCCAGCCTGCCCAGAGACCTGTCGCGCCCGATGCGACGATATGCCGGTCGCCATCGGTCGGGCTGACGGGTGGGGCGGCGCGGTTGCGATCCAGCACCGACAGCTGAACCATCGCATCCAGCAGGCGCAGCGCCTCGTTGTGGGTGACATGCTTCTGGGCCTGCGATGCCAGGATGTAGGGCAGCAGGAGGTGGGTGGTGATGTCGGACATTTTTCGGTCTTTCTGGGTGTGCGCTTTCAGATGCTGAGTGTGACGGAACGCCCAGCGCCCCGGCCGATCAGGGCCGAGAGCTGGTAGATGCGAATGGTGAGGGATTGACCGGACCCAAGGGGTGCGCCCCAGTCTGCGGTCTGCTGCGCGGCGGTGTAGAGGACGCTGGTTGTGGTCGCGGTCAGCGTGCGCTTGACGATGCTGCCATCACGGATTTCCACCTCATAGGCTTCGCTGTCTTCGGCCAAGGGCACATCGCCCGCCCCCCAGGTGTCGGCGGCCAATGACCTCGACCGGCGTGCCCATCGGATCGTCAGATCGCCGGGGCTGCGGGCAGTGCGCCACGGCTGCTCGACGTGGGCGACGGAGAAGGGCCGCAGCCCAGCGCCCTCAGGGGTGAAACTGGCGGCGACAAAGGTCTCGTCGCTGACCGGGCGCGACGCAGGGCCGATGCGCCAGTTCCATGGCAGACCCAGATCGGCTTCGGAAATCGGCAAGGGCACCACGACTGTGTCCAGCACGACCACCCGCGCGCCGGTCGGCACCATGCTGACCATCGCCCATTCGGTCCCACGCTGGCCGCGCAGCAATCGGGTCAGCCGATACCGCCCGGGTGCGATCAACTCGGCCGCGCCCGCCTGGACGATTTCCCATTGCCCGGCGCCGGTGTCGACGGCCAGCGCATTGGCCCCGCCCAGCAGGGTGATGTCCGTGACGCTTTCCAGCGTGCCGGAATAAAGGTCGACCACCAAGGCATTGCCCAGATCGAAGCGCGACACTGGTCCCGCAAAGAAATTGGCCGCCAGCACTCCCATGCGCGCCCGCGTGCCGAACGTGGTCAGCAGGGCAAACCCGTCCGTCGCGGCGCTGCGGTATACGGCAATCTCACCCGGCCATGGCTTGGCATGGGCCGCGACCATGGGCCGATGCGCAGGCTGATCCTCGCGCAGCTGCGGCAGGTCCAGGAGAACGATGTCGGGTGCGCCAAAGACGGTCGGCGTTGACAAGGATGCAGGTCGAGGCTCGCCGGGCGGCAGATCATAGATCGCCCGATCCTGGCGCACGGCGTCGACGCCGCGCAGGTCGGAGTCAGCGATGGACACGAGCCGCATTTCCGTCAGGCGGCCATCGTGGTCGAGCAGGATGACGTCGCAAGGATCCAGCGCCAGACGCGAGGGCGGCAGGCGGAACACGGCGCTTTCGCGGCCCACCCATGCCTCCATCAGCGCGCGGCGGCAGCGGCGTTCAGCTTCCTCGGGCGGGATGGCCATCGGAAACGACTCGGACGCGATGCGCGTGGTATCGACGGTGATGCGCCGCGCCTCGACCTGAGCCGCGTCGTAATCCTCGTCGGCGCGCGCGACCTGCCATTTCAGGGCCTGCGGCAGTTCGGTTTCCTGCGCGCGGGTCAGTTCTATCACATCGCCCTGCGCAGAGGCGGGGGCCACCATTCCATCCGGAGTGATCGTGGCACCGGCAATTCGGCCGCGCATCAGGAACTTGATGCGCCCCTCGCTCTCCACCGCATCGAAGCCAAAGTGCCGGGCCAGCGTGGAAATCGAGGCACGCGGGGCTTCCAGTGCGGAGATCACATAGCCCTCGACCGCACCCCAGAGGCCGGAGACGTCGATCAATTCTGCGGGCATCCCTGCGCGCAAGCAGAGGTGCCGCACCAGCGCCGCCAGCGACACTGCGCCCAGCCTTCCGGTCAGCCAGTGGCCCAGCCGCCAGTTCGGCCCGTCGGTCCAGACATCGGTCAGTTCTGGAAAGAACGGATAGGGTCGGGCATCCCAGGTCCAGGCAGCACACTCCGGCACATGCACCATGCGCGCGCCATAGATCGAGGAGGTAGGGTTGTTCGCGCCCTGACCCCACCAGAGATAGGTTGCCTCGAGATAGGCCCGCTGGATCGCATCGTCCCGCCAGCCGCGCGAAAAGTACGGCGTGAAGCTTTCCGATGATTTCGGGTCGAAGAACACGTTGGGCTGGTTGGTGCCGCGATCAATCGCCGGGCAACCGAGTTCGGTGAACCAGATCGGCTTCGACTGCGGTACCCATGCGGTTGGTGTGCCGCTCTCCACCCCGCCTGGGCGGTTGAAATGCGGGTTTTGCCACCAGGCACGCAGGTCCTTGAAGCGGAATACCCACGGTTTTGCTGCTGCACCATCGGTGATCGGCGTGCGGTTTTGCGCTGTCCGATTGGCCGGGCTGGCATAGAACCAGTCGAACCCCTCGCCGCCGGTGATGTTTGATTGCAGGTAGGCCCGGTCGTAGATCGCAGGCGCCAGCGCGGCATCGGCATGATTGAACCCGTCGCGCCAGTCCGACAGCGGCATATAGTTATCGATGCCGATGAAGTTGACGTTGGTGTCCGACCAGAGCGGGTCGAGGTGGAAGAATACATCGCCCGAGCCGTCGGCCGCGTGGTGACCAAAGTATTCCGACCAGTCGGCGGCATAGCCGATCTTCGGCCCAGCGCCGAGAATCGCGCGAACATCCGCCGCGAGCGTCTTGAACGCGGTGACGGCGGGATAGGTGCTGGCGCCCGAGCGGATGGTGGTCAGGCCGGGCATTTCCGAGCCGATCAAGAAGGCGTCGACGCCGCCTGCCGCTTTGCAGAGATGCGCGTAGTGCAGGATCATCCGGCGCAGGCCCCATTCGCCGACCGGGCCGGTCCAGCTGACAGTGGTGCCTGAGACGGTGAAGTTTGCGGGCGTGGCGGTGCCGAACAGCGCTGCGACCTGCGTGGCAGCGGCCGCGGTCTTGTCGACCGATCCTGCAAAACCAGCAGCCGGGGAACAGGTGATCCGACCGCGCCAGGGGAAAATTGGCTGGCCAGCGGTGGCCGCATGGGCACTGTAAGGGTTCGGCTTTGTGTTGCCGGGTGGCACGTCCAACAGCAGGAACGGATAGAAGGTCACCCGCAATCCGCGGGCCCTCATCTCCTGAATGGCCTGCACCACGGCGAAGTCGGCCGGGGTGCCGCCATAGACCGGACGGTCTTCAGCATCGCGGCTGACCATAAACGCGTCCGCACGTGCGACACCGTTTACGACCCAAGCCGACGGCGTCGTCGTTTTGGTGTCCACCTCGACGCCCGGCCGCACCTTGCAGTTCCCTGCCCGCAGATCATCACCGAACCACGCCACCACGAGGCTCACGCTTTCCACCGCTGGGGCCAAAGATTGCAGCCGGTCCAGTGCCACCACGATGTCGGCCGTGTCGGTGATCGCATTCAGGTTCTCGGCGACGGTTGCTCCGCCCGAACCGGTGGTCTTCTTGACCGGCGCGGTCGCATAGGTGAACTCGCCCGAAGCCGGGATCATCGTCACCGCTTTTACCAGCCCTTCGGCCGTGTCGGGGTCCGCGAGCGGCCGGAACACCTCGAAGCTGATCTGCGGCAGGCGGTTGCCGAAGGCACTGAGGTCGAGTTCCTCAAAGACGACATAGGCGGTGCCGCGGTAGGCAGGGGTGTTGGCTGCTCCCATCTTGGCGCTGATGAATGGATCGGGGCTTTGCACGTCGTTGCCTGGATACCAACGCCAGGTGACGCCGGTCACATCCATCGGCTTGCCGTCGGCCCAGACACGGCCAATGCCGGTGATTTCGCCCTCGCACAATGCGACCGCGAAGCTGGCGTAATAGAGGTATTCAGTGGTCGTGACCTTCGGCCCGCTGCCTTTGCCGCCGCCTTGGCTGGTGGTGTTGACCTCTTCGCGGAAATCAGTGGCCCAGATGATGTTGCCGCCGATCCGCATCCGACCGAACAGGCGTGGGATCACCGCGCCTTCGGTCGAGGAGGTGATGCGCAGGCTGTCCAGACGCGCACCCTCGATCCGTTGGGCCGGGGCGAGGGACGACACGATCCAGTTGTCGACGACCGACCCGATGGTCGAGCCGATGAAACCGCCGATCGCCGCGCCGGAAAAGCCGAGGATGGCACCGCCAAATGCGCCGCCAATCGCGGAGCCAACGGCACCGAGAACAAGAGTTGCCATGTGCGGGGTCTCAATCTCTGGGGAACAGGAAGGCGAATGCGACCTTGCGCGCCCATGCCGTGGTCAGGATTTCCTCGACTACGCCCAGCCGCTCATAGGCGTGGATGAAACGGTCGGGAGCCGTCAGGATCCCGACATGCTTGGCGATGGCGCGTGGGGCCATCCGGAACAGGATCAGCGTTCCAGGTCCAGTGTCGGTGGGCATGATTTCCTGCATCATCCGGCGCGCGCCTTCGGCCAGAACCTCGCGGGGGCCAGTCTCGCCCCAGTCCCGGCTATAGGGCGGAATTGGGAAAGGTTCGTCCCCGACTACCTCGCGCCAGACACCGCGCGCGAGGCCGAGGCAATCGCAGCCGACACCACGCAGGCTGGCCTGATCGTGGTAGGGCGTGCCAAGCCAACTGCGGGCAGTGGCGATGACCACGGCGGGATCGGCGGTCATCACAGCACGTTTCCTTCATGGCCGCCGTCCTGGCTTGCATAGCGCAGGACCGCATCCTGACCCGGAATGTTGGGAAAACCCCGGAAGTTGGCGATATTCGCGAACTTTGCGCTGCAGGTCGCGATGCGCTTGTCGCAGCCCGCGCGTGCGATGAAACTGTCGCCCTCGGCAATCTGCAGAACCGGCGCTTCCAAAAGGGTCAGAGTCGCGATGCTGCCATCCAGGCCATGCGACAGCACCTCGGTGATGCGACCCACATTGGCACCGGTGGTCCAGGTCAGGGTGCCGGAGGTGAACCAGCCCGCAGCAAACCCGGACAGCCCCGAGGCCATGAATGCCCTGTCGCGCAGCAAGTCGGTGACGATGCCTGTGCCCCTGTAGATCGCGTTTTCCAGATCGATCCCGCAGCGCGCATCGCCCAACCGGGCGTCGCACCCCGCCTGAAACGTCCGCCCGACCGTCTGGCCCAGCACATGCGCCAGCGACCGGACTTCTGCGACAAAGGCCATGCGCCCGCGCCGGATTTGACCCACTGCACCTCGCCGCAGCAGAACACGCTGGCTGGTGTCGGTCCAATTGACCCGCCAGAGCTCGACCTCCGCATTGTCCCAGCACCCGTCGAGGATGTCAGTTTCCGTGATCCGGTCGGAGGTCAGCACGCCGGTGGCGTCTTGGGCATCGACGGCGAGATCGGAACCAGAACGGATTTCCGAAGCGGCAAACCCGCTCTCCGGCTCAAACCCGGTCCCATCAAAGCTGAGGGCGCGGTCATGATCAGTAAAGCCCAGAGCCACGCCGTCTGCCCGAGAAATCCGCCAGCACCAGGACAGAGTGGTGGTGCCGTCATCCAGATGCGCCTGCAGTGCAGGGGAGAGGTTTTTCATCTGCGGATCTCCAGAAGCGGGATGGAGGTGATTGACCCCAGCCGTTCAAAGTCGAGGGTGACGTCGAGGGTGTCGCTGTCGAAGCGCACCGGCACATCGAATTCGAAGCCAGCGCGGACGATGACTCCACCTGCAGGGGCGGTGGTGAAGGTGACGACGCCGGTCGTCGTGTTCACGGTCCAGCCCGACAGCTGTTCCACCATGCCCAGCGCCACGCGGACAGTTCCGGCGACAGGCTTGGCGATAGTCCGCACCCAAGTCTGTGCGCCAGATGTGTAGCGTTTCGCGAGCTGAAAGGTTTGCAGGCTGCCGGTCCCGGTTCCGATCTGCTGGTCGGTCGCGGTGATCGCCAGTGACGGCAGGGCGGATTTGTAGTCGGCCCAGTCCTTGTAGCGAAACCCGTGCAGGCGACCGTTCCGTGCCTCAAAGAAGGCAACGACCGATGCCAGTTCATCTGCACGCCGGATGCCATAAGCGACGTCATACCGACGGCGCGAGTTGGCCCAGCTGGCGTTACGTTCTTCGTCGCCCGAGGCCAACTCCACGATTTGCGTGCGCCGCTCCGGCCCGCCTCTCGCCCCGCGGCTGATGTTGTCGGGGAAGCGCACTTCGTGGAACGCCATCAGATGCCTCTCCGGCCAAGGGACACAGCACGGGCGATATCGGCTGCGACCTGCGTGCGCGATTGCCGGAAGCTTTCGGCGTCGCGGGCGTTGATCGTGACGGAGATGTTCGGGGCAGCGCTTTGCCGTTGGCCATAACCAGCAGCTTCCCGGCGAGACAGAACCCGCTCACCGCGCTGCAGGATCGCGGGCACCTCGTCAGGCTTGATCCCGGCCCAGCCACCCGAATGCATGCGCGGGGCACTCGCAAAGGCCATGGCCGGGACCATGCGGCCCGGTCCAGCAGATCCGACCACACCGCCCGCATGCAAGATATTGGCGAAGATACCACCCGCGCCGCTTAGCGCGCCCGACAGCGCGTTGGCGATGGGGCCGAGGATGAACCGCCGCGCCGCCAGTTTGGCGAGATCGGCGATCATTGACGTGACCAGGTCGCGGAAATCGAGTTTGCCGGTTTTCACGAACTCGCCCACAGCGTTTTCGGCCGAGGTGAAGGCGCTAACCAGTGCATTGCCGATATGGCCACCAATGTCGCGCGCTTTGGCAGCGTAGTCGGCAAGTGTCGCCACGGCGGCTTCCCAGCCGGTCTTGGCCGCTTCGGCCCCGGCTGCGGCGGCGGCACCAGCCCCACCGGCAGCGCGCCCGGCGTCAGTCATCGACTCGTCCAGCCGGTCTGCGGCATCTGCAGCCCCGTTCAGTGCGGCCTCGCCCTCGCTCCCCGCCCCGGCCACTGCATCCTTCAGCGCCTGCCAGCTTTGCATCGGACGCGCGGCCGCATCTGCCAGCATACCGGAAGCCTCGCGATAGGCTTCGGCCCGGGCGGTGGCTTCTTCTGCCATCCCGGTCAGCCCCAGATCGGGCGTACTAACATAGGTTAGCGCCATGGCGGCCGAGAAGGCTTCGGCGGCGGCAGTTCCGGCCGCAGCGGCAGATCCGGCAAAGGGATTGTCGATCCGGCCCAGCGCCACCGGATCCAGCTTGCCGATGCGCACCCCGCCTTCGCCGACCGCCCAATCGGGCAAGAGGTCCAGCGCTGCGTTCAAGCCGTTGATGAAGTTGTTGATGCGAGTGACGACGCCGTTCAGCATCGCCTCGACCCCGCCAATCAGCCCGTTCGCGGCCTGGAATGCGAAATCCCCAATCGCACCGGGCAGCTGACTCCAGATCGCTTTCACGGCTTCATAGGCACCCTTGAAGATGCCCGCCGCCGAATTGCCAAAGCTGGTCACCGCTTCTACCGAAGACTGCATCGCGCCGTAGATGGTGGCCTGCAGCCCGGCCCAGCTGGCCTCGATCTTCGACCAGGCAGATGCAGCCCCAAGGCCGATGCGGCCCCAGACTTCCAGCGCCAGATCTTTCAGGAGGCCAATTGCCGCGCCGAACCCGCCCGCGCTCGCGACCAGCCGGGTGAACTGGAACACCAGCTCCCCCGCTCCAACGATCAACGCCCCGATGCCGGTGCGGATCAACGCGCCGCGCAGGATCACCAATCCGGTTGCAAGGCCACGAACGGACAGGGCCGCAGCCGCCAGCCCCGCCACCCAGCGCCCGGTCATCAATGTGGCAAATGTCGCGGCATAGGTGGTCAGGCGGCCGATGTTGTCGAAGAGGGCGGTGATCGCGATGCCAATTGGCCCCGTGCTGCGCGCCATGTCGGCCAGCGTGTTGGCGATGGTTTCCAGTGCCGGGGCCACAGCAGCAGTCAGCCGATTGGTCAGCCCCAGCCAGATCAGGCTGAGTTTGGCGATGGCATCACCGGTGCGTTCGATCTGGGCGGCATCGGCCGCGCCGACCGCCACCCCGAAGTCGCGCACATCCTGCGCGGCTTCACGCAAGGTGGCTGGATCGATACGCAGAAAGGCCAGTGCCGCTTTGTCGCCGAAGAGGTCGGACGCGACAGCCGCGCGCTCTGCCTCCGGCACGAACCGGTTCAAGGCTTCCTGAATGGCGACGATGCGCTGGTCCAGCGGCAAGGCCTGCAATTGCGCCGCCGTCAGGTTCAGCCGCTGCAGGGCCCCGACCGCCGAGCCGGATCCTGCGGCCGCTTCCGACAACCGGGTGGTAAGTTTCTTCGTGGCTTGTTCGATCTCGCCCATCGAAACGCCTGCCAGTTCCCCCGCCCAAGTCAGTACCTGCAGGCTTTCGACTGTGGTTTTCAGCGACGCTGCCATGTCGGCCTGTGCGCCGATGGTTTCCAATCCGGATCGGACCATGGCCACGCCAGCCGCAGCCGCCGCAACCGTCACCGCCGCCAGTGCAATCCCGGCCTTCCGTGCAAAGCTGGCAAGACGGGTGTTGGCCAGCTCCATTTCGGTCGACAGACGGCCAAAGCCCCGCGCGCCAGCATCGCCGATGCCTTCCAACTCGGCGCGCACCTGGCGGCCGCCTTCCGCGACGAGGCGGACGGACACGCGTTTTTCAGCCATCGCGGCCTCCTTCCATCTGTTCGTTCAGTTTGCGCACCATCACCGCCTCGATCTCGGGCAGCAGTTCGGCGGCGATCAGGGTGTCGATGCCCAGCGCTTGGGCCATGGCGAGTGCCGAACCCATGTCCCAGCCGAGGACCGCGCCGGGGATCACGCGCAACTGGCCTCCAAGGCGACCGACCAGGTCCCAGACCTGCCAACCCTCGGGGGTCTGGAGTCGGTTCAGTCTTGCGGGGCAGTCTGCACAAGGGCCCGCGCAGGCGGCGCAGTACCGGTCGCCCCCGCCGAAGGACCACTCGGCGAGGGCGCGGAGACGTTTTTTTCTGCGTCCAGGATCAGGCCTTTGGCGACGTATTGCGTCTGGAACGCCTCGAAGACCGGCCATATTTCCAGAAGGGCGTCGATCCCTTCGGGGGTGACGGGCACGACATTCCCGGCATCATCGCCCACACCTTCCCAATCCAAGACAGCGCGACGGGCGACCGCTTTGGCCATCGCGAGGGCCAGTGACTCTTGGCTGGCACCTTCCGGCAGGGCTTCGATGGCCGGATCGGCGCGCGCCGACACCATCAGCGCTGTCGTCAGGGGGCCGACGAGCAGGCGCAGGCCAGGGGCGAGGTCCAGCCATTCGGGCGTGGCAGTCAGGTTCAGTCGGATCATGATCAGTATCCTGCAAGGGTGTTGACGAGAACGGCGGTGCACATCCGGGCAGGGCTGGTGGCTTTGGCGGCCATCCAGTCGAACGTCGCTTGCACGCCTTGGGGCCCGGCGATCTCGATACGCGGGCGGGGCAGATAGACGGCATGGGCAGTGAAGGTGAAACTGGTGTTGGCCCCGAGGCTGTAATTGAACTCCAGCTCGCAGGGCGTGCCGTCGATGGCTTGGGTGATCAGTGCGGTGTCGGCGAACCGCACCTCGATCCGGCCCGACAGGGCGGCCATGGCGGGATCGGCGCCATCGATGCGCCCATCGCCGCGGATGGTTTCGATCCGGTCGAGGTTGTTGGAATAGGTGATCTCGGCCGAAACCACGTTGCCCAAAGCAGAGCCATTGCGTTTCACCGTGCCGTTGAAATGGCCGAACCTTTGCAAGCCGAGCGCGGTTGGAGTGCCTGCGGCTGTCGCGGCGGCGATGGTTTCGCCTTGGGCGACAAGACGGGCGGTGGCCGTCAGCAGGCCGGACCGCTGCATCTGCCACGTCAGCTGATCCAGCACGCAGCCGGAATACATTGCAAAGCGCGGCACTTCAGGCATGGCGGTTTCAATCGCCATGCTCGGCAGGGTCCAGTTGCCCGACTGGAAGGTGTGGGTTTTCGGGGTCGTGCCGGTGGTCGTGGGCTGACCGAAGGCGGCCTTCAGCCAGAATCCGAACGCCTCGACGTCGATAGGGATCACCACCTCGCCGTCAGCCGTAACCGCGTCCTTGATCGGGGCCAAGGGATCGCGTCCATAGCCCAACAGTTCGGATTCCAGCAGGGGTTGTTCCGACCCGAGCGTCGTCCGGGCAAAGGGCATCAACCTGAACCCACTCACCGGCGGGGTCCCGTAAACCGTCTCATACGCAAGCGCCATTTGCGCCCGCGCGCCTTGCGCACGTGCCATGGAAGTCTCCTCGATTTTGGGGGTGTCAGGCCAAGGGGCCGGTGGTGGTGTAGTGCAGGACGACGGTGATCACCGCTGCCTTCAGCGCCGCCGCACCCTCGATGGGTAGATCGACCGAGGCTGGGGCTTCGGGTTCGACCCAGTCGCAGAGGCCACCAAGCGTGCGGTCAGCTTCCAGCGCGGTGCCGATGGCGGAGATCAGGTCGTCAAAGGCGCTGGCCCCGGCCATTCGGGGCCTGAACGACGACCTCCAGTTCCGCGCGGTGCTGATAGTGGTAACGCAGCGGCGACAGAGTCACCTCCGGCTCGCCCGGTTGGCCATCGCGCAGGATGATCAGCCCGGCTGTTGGGATCCGTTCCGGCAGGACCTCATCGCGCAGGGTGAGGGCGGCAAGCGGCTGCAACCGCGCGTGCAGTGCGACGAGGATGGTTTCGCGGGTGGTGGGCATGGCTCACAATACAATTGATGCCAAAATGGTCGGGCACACGCCACTTTGACGTGTGCCCATCCATTCTCAGCTGAAAGGCCGTGACTGGCCAAGTTTTTGGTTTGAGGATCGCCTTAGGATGGTTCGCCGCAGAGCGATCACATTTTATTCTGCGGAGATCACTTCCCACATTGCCAGCATTTCTCGGATGACACGCTTGTCCCCGTCTGACACGACGTAATCATCATAGAATTGCTGCCCATTGAAGCGAATGACGGCGCGATCCGCGTCAGCGATTTTGCGGGCAAGCGCCACGGCGGCGTCGCCTCGCATGCTGGCGAACTCCCAAATCTCGGTGTCATTGTCGCGAAACCATTGACCAACCGGTACTCGGGTCGTTTCTCCGTCGATGTTGATCGAGGCGCTTTCGACGAACAGCCAGCCACTCCGTGATGTGTAGTTGAAGAACAGTTCCATGGTCTTCTGACCCGAGCCAGATTCGATCAGATAGAGGGTCACGTAGTTTCGGATATCCTGAAAGCGCGGGGACGATGGGTGCCGCCCCCAAGAGGAACCGTCGAACTCGGCCGTCGTTCGCACCAGTCGCCCCTCGAGCGCACGGGCCGTTCTTTGCAGTTGCTCACGTTCCGCTTCGATAGCTTGTTCGTAACTTGCGGCCTTGTCGACGTAGGTCTGGTTTTCGCCGTTTACTCGCGCCAGGGCTTGATACGCGACAAAATTGCGTTCGGCTTGTGCGGCGGGAATGGGTCGAACGTATGCATTGAGTGCTTCTTCAAGCGCATCACGTTCAGGACCTGGACTTGGCGCAAAGGTCGTGTCCGCGGCGATCTCGCGCACAATCGCTTCCACGTCTGCCCCATCTGCTTGGATCCGGGAAAGAAAATCTGCGAGCCGCGTATCGGCTGCAGGCGCATCTGCTTGTGGTGCCGCTGGCTCCTCAGACGGGGCCGGGGTCGGGCCGACTGCATCGGATAGGCCAGCCGCCCTTTCACGAGCGGTGTCTAGACTCGCGCCTTCAATTGCTTCGGCAAAAGCAAGGCACAATTCGACCTCCCTCGACCAATCCGCGTTCTGCAAGGAACCCCATGCGATCATTGATGCCGCAGCGTCCATATAGGCTTCGGCATCCCGCGCAAGAAACGCATCGCGGCATTCTGAACGCGCTGTGTCGACCTCTTGCTGCGATGGATCAGCACCGGCAGGAAATGCGATAAGTGCCGTCGTCGTCAGGGTAAGGAGGAAATTGCGCATCATTTTGAGAATTCTTCCATTGTTCGTTTAGAATCAGGCTAGCGATGCGCAATTCAACCATCAAGCGAACATCGCCGAGCCAGCGTCAGACCCTGTCCGAATTTGTCACCCACCTCGCCACGATCATTCCCGGCACGCCGTCCACCGCCCGCTCGACATCCCGCGCCAGATCCAGCCGTTTGCGCAGCTTGATCTGCGGCACGAGCAGGAAGATCGGCACGGTCGCCACGCCGCGCCCAGTTTTCGACTTCGATGCCACAGCCCTGCCTTTCGAATTCAACCGCCCCTCCGCCACCAGCAAGCTTGGCCCGAGACGGCGGTAGATGAACCGCAGACGCAGGCCGGTGCGGCGCTCCCATTCGCCGGGGGTGATCCGACCGCCCTTGGTGCTTTTCCCGGCGGCTGGGGTCGGGATGGCCAGCCAGAACCCGTCCTTGGACCGGATCAACGGGCCGGTGTCATGCGCGCCGATAATCACCGGCGCGTTGGACCAGACGAGCGCCGCAGCGTTCAGGCTGTCGCCGGATTTCGGGAAGCTGGCGAGGCGGATGGAGTTGCCAAGCCTGGTGCCGAGGCCAGCGCCAGTGATCTGGCCGCGCCAGGCGGATTTCAGGGAGTTGCCCGCTTCGCGCATGGCGGCGGACACCGCCTTTTCACCGGCAGCGATTTCGGCTTGCATCAGCGCGACGAGGTCTGGGTCGAAGGCAATCTTCAGCTTCATGATGGGCGCAGGTCCAGTGTCCAGATCAGGCGCTCGCGGTCGCGCACTGGCTCGCCTTGGATGGTGAAGCTGTCTGCCCCGATCACGATCAGATCGCCGGGGCGGGGATCGGGTAAGTCGGAGACGCGGACGTCCACCATCATTGTGTCACTGACAAACCGCCCAGCGCCGAAGTCTGTGATCCGATCCGGGGCGCGACGGATGACGTGGATCGGGCGTTCCTCTGATGTCGTGGCGGAAATCCAGACTGCGGCCGCCGCCATGGACGGGTTGGCGTAGATCCGGTCCATGGCGGCGGCGAAGACGTTCATCGAAGGCGCCTGTCAGTTCGAAGTGTGAATGCGGATCGCGATGCGCGGCCGCTTGTTGACCGGCAGGATTGACGCCTCGGTCATCAGGTCGATCCAGCGGCCTTTCTCGTCGAGGTGTTGGCGGGCATAGAGCGGCAGGCCCATCGTGTTCGCCGCCTCCAGCAGGTTGGCCGGGCCGCCATAGGTCGTGAATGTGTCCATGGTGCCGAGCGGAAACGCGATGCCTTCGTTGGCCGGAACCAGTCGTTCGGTGACCTTGGTCGAGAGGGTGACGGTGCCCGCGTATTCCTCGAAGACAATGCCCGCGAAGGGGAAGTTCCGGCGCACATCCTGGCGCAAAGGCTGCGCGCCGGTCGCCGCGTAGAACTTGTAGGCTTCTTCCGTCTTCGGATGCGCAATCAGCTTGTCGAAGAATTCCCGGCTGACGAGGGCATGCACGTCCGACATGCTTTCGCCGAGGAGGTTGTCTTCGATTGCCCGCAAAACCTCGCGGACCTTGCTTTGGACGAGAGTGCCAGCGGTGCCCAGCAGGAAATCCACCGAGATCTGCGTCAGGCCAAATTCGGTGAAGTAGTTGTAGAGGGTGGTCCCGGCTCCGTCCTTCACGATCCCGCGCAGGGCATTCATCTCCATGTATTCGCGGGTCTGGGCATGCTTGCGGCGCATCAGCTGCAGCTTGCGGTTCATCACCTCGACCAGCGGGTCGGCGGCATCGAAGGCACCCAGCGCGGGGGCGCCTTGGATGTCACCCGGCAGAATGACGTCGTCATGCGGGATCCACGGCAGGGCGAAGCTGCGCATCGAGCGGCCTTCCCGGGTGCCGACGGTTGCAGGCCCGCCCAGCGGAACCGAAGGCAGCAGGTTCAGGACACCCTCGTATTGCTCGATGATCACCGAACGCTGGGTGACGCCTTCGAAGCGGAAGAGGCCGATCTGGCCGAGGCGGGTGTAGAGGTTGGGCAGGATGTTGATGGCCTGCGTCATCTCGGCCAGCGAGTAACCGCCAGCGTCAAAGGGATTGCGGACAAGGGTCATGGGGTGCTCCGGGGATGAAGGGGGGAAACCGTGTCAGACGCCATCGCGGGCGATGATGCCCACGGCGGCAAGCTGGCCGATCTTGGTGGTGATCTTGGCGCCGTCATCGACGGTCGCGTCATAGGCGAGGCCAGCGCGCGAAACGATCGAGGGGCCGCGCGCGACGACAATGCCCACAGCATCGGCCAGCGTGGCATCGACGGCATAGAGCAGCACGGCGGTCGCGGTCTGCGCGCCGTCGCTGCCGCCGCTGGTGGCCAGCTTGTATTTGCCGCTGGCGGTGATCTTGCCCAGCACCGAACCGACCGGGTAGGGCTGGCCTTGCAGCAGGGTGATCACCTCGCGGGTGTAGTTCGGGTTGACCTCATATTTGAGGACATCGCCCATGCTGGGCTGTTCCGTCAGGACGGGCATTGGTCAGTCTCCATGTTCTGGGGTGGGGAAGGGGCGCTGGTTCAGCGCTTGGCGTCGGTCGCAGTTTTCTTGGCAGCGGCCACGATGGGGCTTTCCTTCGAAGCCGCAGCCGGGGCGGTGGCAATGATGCCTGCCGCGTCGCTACGGGCGGCAAGATCGGCCAGAACTCGGGCGCGCAGGGCCTCTGGCTTCAGACCCTTGCTGACCGCGTCGGCCGCGTCGATGGTCACGCCGAGCCGGGTGGCCTGTGCGCAAACCTGCGCAACCTCGGCCGCCTCGGCGCGGACGGCGTCGGCGGTCATGGTGCTGGGCGCAGCATCGGCCGCCGCAGCCGGTGCGTCTGGCGCGGCCGCGACCGCAGGTGATGCATCAGGAGGAGCGGCAACCGGGGCTGGGTTCGGTGTGTTGGTGGGTGTGGTGGTCATCTGTGGACCCTTTCTGCTGGAGGAAGTGGTGCCGCGAGGCGCGGCGGCGAAGGCGTGAAAAGCGGTGACGGGATCGGCAAGCTCGTCAGCCAGACCGGCGGCGATTGCGTCGACCCCGCGGAACACGGCTGCTTCGGTGGCCAGTGCTGCGCCGTGGGTCAGGCGATCCCCACGACCGGCAGCGACGGTTTCAGCGAAGAGAAAGCGGACCACCTCCAACTCGCGCTGCATCTGATCGTGCACCGCTTCGGGCAGGGGCTGGTATGGGTTGGCATCAACCTTGTGCGCCCCGGCGTGGATCAGCGTAACGGCGATGCCCTTTTGATCGAGGGCGCCACTCATGTCGGTGTGCAGTGCGACGACGCCAATGCTGCCCACCGCCCCGGTGCGCGGCAGGATGATCCGGTCAGCCTGGGAGGCGAGGACATAGCCAGCCGACAGCGCGTGTTCGGTGACAAAGGCGTGGACGGGCTTCTGCGCCCGCGCGGCGCGGATGCGGTCGGCCAAATCGAAGGCCCCGGCGACCTCGCCACCGAAGCTGTCGATATCCAGTGCGATTCCACGCACACCGGGATCATCCACGGCCGCCTGAAGCTGGGCGGCGATCCCCTCATAAGAGGTCAGACCGGAAGATTGCCCGATCCACGCGCCCCGGTGCACAAGTGTGCCCGAGATTTCGATGACGGCGATGCCATCAACCACCGCAAAGGGCTGGGAGCCGTTTCGCTGATGGCGCTGGGCGAGATCATTGCTGAACAGAGAGGCGCGGGCGGGCAAGTTCGCGGCAGTCTGATCAGCGACTTCCACCTCCAGCCCTTGGAAGGTGATTTCTTGCCCGGTGATGCGTGGGCCAAGACCGGACAGGAAAGCCAGCGCCTTTGCGGGGTCCACCATCAGTGGCGTGTTGAAAGCACGCTGGGCGATTTGGGCGTGGTGCATCATTCGCCCTCCTTGGGGTCGGGTTTCTCGTCGGCGGTGTCGTCGGCCTCGTCGTCCTTTTCTGCGTTGGGATCTTCCTCCGTCTTGCCGCTTTCACCCGGCCCCTGCGCCGGGGATCCCGGCCGCCGGAAGTCGAGGCCCAGCGCTGCTTCGCGTTTGCGCTCGGCGGCGATTTCACGGTCTACTTGCTCGGCGTCGTATCCACGCTCGGCCAAGGCTTGTGTTCGGGATTTCAGGCCCGCTTCGATCTGCAGGATTTCGGCTGAGGCGTCTTTCATCGGGTCAATCCAGTCCCATTTGGTGGGGAGCCAGGCGCAGGCCTGATATTGGCGCCGCTGGCTGTCATAGCCCGGCAGGTCCAGCGCGCCCGACAGCACAGCGGTGTCCATCCAGCGCACCCAGACGGCACGGCAAAGCTGATAGACCAGCACGCCATGCTGCCAGGCGGAGATGCGTCGGCGGAATTCTATGAGGCTGATCCGCGTGTTGGAGAAGTTGCCCTTCGCCGTGTCGCCGGTCAGATAGCCATAGGGCACGCCCAGCGCCGCCGCGATCTGCAGTAGGGTCCGATACTGGAACGGCTCGTAGGTGCCGCCCGAGTCCGGTGTGGCAGGGGTGGACACATCCTCGCCGGGATCGAGCCGCACCACCTGGCCGGGTTCGACCTCGAGATCCTCTTCGGTCGGTTCCAGCGGGGTTTCCGGGGCGGGCGAGGTGATGAACATTGCGAACATCGCCGCGATTTTCTTCCGCTCCAGCTCGGCGTCGTCATAGAGGTCCAGCGTGAACAGCTTGACTATGGCAGCTGCAAACCGCGACACGCCGCGCAGCTGGCCAGCTTCCACCGGGTCGAGGATGTGGATTACATCGCCAGCCGGAACGCGGACAGTTTCGCCCGCGAGGCCAGGGTCGGTCAGATCGCCCGGGTGGCGGCGCAGGAAGTGATAGGCGACGCGGCGACCGATGCCGTCAAACTCGATGCCCTGACGGATAAGCCCGGCACCTGGCAAGGTGCGGTTCATGTCGAGGGGCAGCATCTCGGCAGGTAGGATCTGCAATTGCAGCGGGACCGTCAGGTCATCCTCCGCGCGACGGGGTCGGATGCGAATGAACACTTCACCCGACAGGAACACCTCGCGCGCGGCCCGGCGCTGCAATCCATAGAAATCTGTCAGGCCCTCGGCGTCGGCATCATCGGTCCAGGCCAGCCACAGCGCTTGCAGCTCTTCCTTCTTGGCCGCATCCATGATGGTCGACGAGGGCTTGATCCCATCCCCGACAACATTGCTGGCGAAGCTTTCCACGGCGTTGGCTGCATAACCATTGTTCCGAACCAGCCAACGGGCCCGGGCGGTGATCGTGTCGCCCGAGGCCGCGATCAGCGTGTTCACATGGGCGCGGCTGGCGCGGAAACCCCGAAGCCGCCGGTGGGCCTGAGCCGCGTCAAACCCGCCGATGATGCTGCCGATGCGCTGGCGGAAAGCCTCGAACGCCATGGATCACAAGCCCTTCGAGGCCACAGTGCCCCAGCGGCGGCGCCGGGGCGTGCCGGTCGTGGCGGTGGCAATCCGGGTTTCCAGATCGCTGATCGCGTTCGCGAGTTCCGCGTCCGAGCCATAGTTGATCGATTTGCCGTCATAGCTGACCGAGCGGACGCCCGCATAACGGGCCTCCTGCAGCGCGGCCAACAGGGCGCGCATTCGTTCAAGGTCCATCTCAATCCCTCATGAAGTTTGGTGTGTAAGCCCGGCGTTTGCGCCGTGGCGTGGTCGGTGTTCCGGCTTTGGGCTGGGTGGGGGCCGCCGGTTCAGTTGTAGTGACGGGCGGCGCTAGACGCGTTTCCACCCCGGCCTGCGCTTCCAGCCGTCGCCAGGTCGCCTCATCCCAGCGATCCGCGCCCATGATCCACGCGGCCGCCCGGGCATAGACCCGGGTGTCCAACGCCTCGTTGCGTTCCCGCATCTTCTGCCATTCTGGATGGGCGTAGCCGCGCTTGTTGCGCACGGTGACCAGCTGTTCCGCCACCAGCTGCTTCAGCCATTCGGTGTCGATCCAGTCGGGCAAGTGCACGGTGCCGGGGGCATCCAGCACGCCCAGCGCCCGATCTTCATCCGAAGGGCGTTCAAGCCGCAGAAAGCGGTAGGTTTCTGTCTTGAACGTCGCCGTGGCCACCGACCACAGCCGCGCGCCCCGGCGCAGACGTTTGCCGCCGATGGTGGCGTCGACGAAGGTCGGCCCCGACACAGGCGTCGCACGGTTGAAGCTCTCGAGGCCCTTGATCGGGGCCACCTGATCGAAGCCCTGTTTGCGCGCCCATGCGTAAACCGCGGGTGCCTCATAACCAGTGTCGATGGCGAGCTTGCCGATCAACATCACCGCGCCATTGGCGCAGGTCCATGTGCGGCTGAGCAAAGCCGTCAGCTTGTCCCAGCAGGCTGGATCGTCCGGACCACCAGCGATGACGATGTGATCGACCAGCCAGCTTTCCAAGCCGCGCCCCCAGGCCCAGACATCGACCTCGATCCGGTCCTTCTGCACATCGACGCCAGCCGTCAGGAACAATCCGCCCACGGGGATTTGCACGCCCGCGTAGCTTTCCCGCCGTTCTGCCAGCCGCTGCCATTCGGGCGCATCGCCCGACTCCACCCATGTCTCCCCCAGCAGGGTGTTGCGCGCGGCGCGCAGCATCTCCTCCGAGCCTTGGGCCGCCAGCCATTCGCGGGCGATCTGCTGCCAGCTTTTCCAGCCCAGCGGCGAATAGAGCGCGGAGAGGTGGAAGCCGATCGAGTGGGGATCGGCAGAAACAGCGGTCGCCCGCCACTCCCCGCGCTCCAGCATCTGCGTCTTGTGATGCTCGGCGATGGGTTTTTCACAGCCCTCACAATGATAGGCCGCCGTGTCGGGCCGCCCCTTGTCCCAGCGCAGGCGGTCAAACTGCAGCCATTGCATCGCACCGCAGTGGGGGCAGGGCACGAAATACCGGCGCTGATCGCTGGCATCAAACTCCCGTTCAATGCGCGACAAACCCCGTATTGTCGGGGTCGAGACCATGAACACCTTGCGCCGGTGCGAGAAGGTGGTGGTCCGCGCTTCAGCCAGCGTGACCGGATCACCTTCCTCGTCAGCAGAAGCTGGATAGGCGTCGACCTCATCCAGAAAGATGTAGCGCGCGGGCATCGAACGTAGACCGGTGGCCGAGTTCGCGCCGGTCAGCACCAGGATGCCGCCGGGGAATTCCTTCGACAGCATCGAATTGCCAGCATCGCGCGACCTGGCAGGGTTCACCCTCTCGCGCAGCGCCGGGCTATCCGCGATCAGCGGATCAAGGCGACCCCGCGACGTGCGCTTGGCCAATTCCAGGCTCGGCAGCACGGCCAGCATCGGCCCCGGCGCATGGTGGATCACGAAGCCGATCCAGTTGTTGCCCGCCTCGGTCGCCCCAACCTGCGCGGCCTTCATGAAGGTGATGCGCTGCGCTGGGTGGCGGGGCGATAGCGCATCCATGATCTCGCGCAGATAGGGCGCGCGGGCCGTGCGATACCGCCCGGGTTCCGCCGCGCCCCGCGATGACAGCCAGCGGTGTTCATCCGCCCATTCCGACACCGTCAGGTCAGGATCGGGACGCATGCCCTTGCGCCAGCTGCGCAGGATGTCCTCGGCCCCGTCAAACTCGAGGTCTAGCCCGTCCGTCAGGTCGTGATCATCAGTCCCTTCACCCAAGCGAGACCCGGAGATCGGCGAGGGCGTCGAGGTGCTGTCTGACATGGGCTTCCAACACCCTCTGCAGGATCGCGGCCTCGATGATCACCGGTGTGCCGGTCTGTTTCTCCACTCCCAAGGCCACTTCCGCCGCCATCAGCGCTGCCACTCTGTTGGGCCAGGTGACCCAAGTATCGCGTTCCTGTCGGGCCAACCGGAACACCAGCGCTTCCGCCCGGGACCGGTCGACCAGCGTGCCCTTCTTCTTCTGGATGCCGAGTTGCTTGTCCTGCGCCTGGTAGACCGTCAGTGCCGTGCGCGCCTTCAGGTAAGACGAGCTGTCTGCGGGACCGCTGAACCCGCTGTCCCCGCCGGTGCTGCGGCGCTGCTGGTCCGGATCGGTCATGTCGGCCCGGCGCACATCGGAAGCAGCCGCGTTGATCGACCCGTCGCTGTAAACCACCAGCCGACTGGCGCGGCGTGCCTTCTGGATGGCCCCACGCGAGAGGCCGGAATGGGCGGAGTACTCGCGTTCGGACATACCTTCCATGGTGATTGAATGTGCCTCAAGATATTGGAGTTAAACGGAAATAATCTGATTATTCAGTTGATTACACTCCCGCCTAGAGCGAATCTGGGTCCAAGAAAACGATGCAACTCACCCCCGGAGACGACGCCATGACCACCAAGACCGCCCCCGCCAACGCCCCCAGCGACGCCCTGCTGCTGGAGATCGCGAAGAAGCATTTTCACAGCATCGAGACGCTGGAGACCCAGAACAGCGACCGTCTGGATTTCCACGATGTGGCGGTCTGGGCGATCCGTGCAGCGCTGGAGGACGCCTACGAGGCAGGGCGCATCGCTGGTGCCAAGGCCATGCTGGCCGCCGCGGCCAAGCGCTGAAGGAGGGCATGGACATGACCATGGCCACCACCACCATCCGCATCGACATCGACACGCTGCCCGACCATCTCGACCGCAGCCGGTCCAGCGTGGTGGCTGAAGCCATCGAGGCCGCGCTGCGCGAGGGCGGGATCAAGGCCGACTGCTCGGACCTCTTCTCGCATATCAAGATCGACTTGCCGACCACGCAACTGGCTGCTGCCAGCGCCGTGCTTGTCGATCTGCAGCTGATCTGAGGTGCGGCCATGAGCACCCGCGCGCAGATCGCCATCCAGATCGGCCCCGAGGAATGGGCGCATGTTTACGTCCATTTCGACGGCTATCCCGCCCACATGCTGCCCGCGCTAATGCGCTGGAAGCCCGAAGACATCCTCACAGCCCGAGAAATCCGGCAGGTCACGCACGAGGCGCTAGACTGCTTCAGCCCGCCCCGCGATCCCCGCATTCTGCCGCGTCCGACGCGGGAATTCGCGCATCTCTACATGTGGATCGGATGCCAGTGGATGGCGGTCGACCCACAGGCCAATCCGCCCGGAGTGTAATCAGAAAGCACTGATATTGCTGGGATTTGCCTACACTAGCCGCCCCCCCCCCAGAGCGATGGTGATTACACAGAAACAATTCAACTCACCGAAGGACGACACGCCATGACCACCCGCCGCGCCGCCGACAATAGTGAGACCGGTTCCGCCACCGGTTCGAGGAACCGGTCGAACGCCCTCGACGCCTTCATGACCACCAAGTTCCAGATCGACGCGATGCTGGAGCGACTGAAAGGGCTGAGCGACGACCACTTCGAGACCCATCCCGACGAGATCAACTGGGGCCATGTCGGCACCCTGAAACACTACGCCAGCCTCCTGCGCCAGATCACCGACGCGGCCTTCAAGGAGGGCGAACATGCCGCTTGATCCCGCCCAGCGCCATCAGATCGAACAGGATGCGATCACCGCCGCGTGGGAGGCCGAACGCCTCGCCGCCTGCGACGATGCCATCGCCCTGCTGCGTGAGATCGCCGATCTGGAGCGCGACGACGATGGCGACGTGATCATCGGCACGGATGCTGATGGCCACAACGACCTGCTGTCACGGATCGCTGCCTTCCTTGCCACCAACGACCAATAGGGGAACCCAGATGACAAAGCTGACCGAAACCCAGACGATCATCCTCAGCGCCGGGGCCCAGCGCCCCGAGAACATCGCCCTGCCACTTCCCAAGGGGCTGGCCGGTGCGGCGGCCAAGATGGCTGTGTCGAAGATGATCGAACACGGCTGGCTGCAGGAGGTCGACGCAAACCTGCGCCGGGGTGAACCCATCTGGCGCGAAACCGGGGACGGCCATGGTACCACGCTGGTAGTGACGGACGCCGGGCTGCTTGCCCTCGGGATTGACCCGGTGGTGGTCAAGACCGTTGTCGCCATCCGCGAACATGCCGCAAAGACGCCCGCTGCCAAGCCGCCGACCCAACGCACTGGCACCAAGCAGGCACAGATCATCGCCTTGCTCGAACGCCCTGAGGGCGCGACCATCGCCGAGATCGTTGCGGCGACTGCGTGGCAGGCACATTCAGCCAGAGGCTTGATCTCGGGGGTGCTGAAGAAAAAGCTTGGCTTGCTGGTCGGCTCGACCAAGGAAGATGGCAGAGGGTCGGTGTATCGGATCGGCTGACGACGAAAGAAGCCAATGTTTCGAATACTGCGACCTGCCTGAAGGGTCCGACGCGAATGGGATAAAATCCCAGAGCTGGAGCCGCGCAATATTTCGGCCTATGGATGGCAGACGAAATCCGGCACAATTGCCGGACCATCTTCTGACATTGGACCCGCAGTATGATCAGCTATGTCACCGTCGGTGCCGACGACATCCCGCTCGCTAGGCAGTTTTATTCTTCGTTCCTGCCCGCCCTCGGCTACGAACTGGAAGAAGGCCCAGAAGGTCTGAGCTACGAACTCCCCGAGCTTCCCGGTGAACGTGTCATTTTGCCTGCGTTTTACGTCAAACCGCCCTTCGACGGGCGTCCTGCATCGATTGGCAACGGTACGATGGTCGCATTTCAGGCGCGAAGCCAGCAAGAAGTCCGCGAGCTTCATGCCGCCGCACTGGCCGCCTGCGGGCTAGACGAGGGCCAGCCTGGCTTTCGTGACGCGTATGGCCCTCATTTCTATGTTGGCTATCTTCGTGACCCACAAGGCAACAAGATCGCGCTGTTTTCAAACAATCCGGACGAGCCAGGACGAGACGGGTAAGCCGCCATTGGCGCAAATATGATGGAGGCCTGCCGCGTCTGCATTGCAGACAATGGCGAGCTGGGCGGCGTCACTTTTTAGCGATCATGGCCGTCTGCCCAGTCGCCATCTCCCACCGCCGCACGGCCACGTCGCAGTAAACGGGGTCCAGTTCCATCGCGAAGCAACGCCGCCCGGCGTGTTCGGCGGCGACGATCTGGGTGCCAGAGCCGCAAAACGGCTCGTAGATCAGGTCGCCCGGATCCGAAAAAGCCGTCAGCACCGCCTCGACCAGCGCCACTGGAAACACTGCTGGATGCGATCCGGCAGCGCCCAGCCCACCCTTGTGACGCATGATGCGGAAGACGCTGTCCGGGATGCGATGACTCTGGATCGCGTTGCCGGTCCCGGTCTTGGCGTGGACGGTGCCGTCGGCGCCGCGCAGCCCACCGCCGCCCAGGGTTTCGCCTGCGTGCTTGGACGGGACGGTCTTGTGCGGTTTGCGCGGCGCGCGGTTGAAGTGGAAAATGAACTCGTGTGACGGGGCCAGGCGGCCGTTCCAGTCGCCCGGCAAGCCCGGGCCCTGATCCCAAACATACCAGCCAAACCGTCGCCAGCCAGAGCCGCGCATCCATTCCACCCATCCTTCCCAATAGGGTTGCCATTCGCTGTCGCGATGCACGAGGCCGAGGTTGACCAGCAGCTGCGCCTCGGCGGTGACCGGCGCTGCGGCGAACACGCCCTGCATCAGCGCATCCCAATCGCCGACCTTTTCCTTGGCGGCACCATAGTCGCGCTGCTGGGCATAGGGTGGCGAGGTGAACATCAGCGTGGCTTGTTCGTCCTGCATCAGCCTCGCGACAGCGGCCGGATCGGTGGCATCGCCGCAGCACAGCCGATGCTTGCCCAGCGCCCAGATGTCGCCCGGCTTCGTGATCGGATCAGCGGGCGGGGCGGGGACGGCATCGGCCGCATCGTCAGAAATCGAAGCGCGGTCGTCGGCGTCAGCCAGCAGCGCGTCCAGCTCATCCTCGGGGATCCCGATCAGGCCGAGGTCGAAATCCTCGGCCAGCAGCGCCTGCAGTTCCTGCAGCAGAAGGGCCTCGTCCCACCCGCCCAGCTCGGTCAGTTTGTTGTCGGCAATCCGATAGGCCCGGCGCTGAGCTTCGGTCAGATGCCCCAGGACGATGACCGGGGCATTGGACAGCCCGAGGTGCGCGGCGGCCAAGATGCGGCCATGGCCAGCGATCAACTCGCCGTCGGCGGCGATCAGGACCGGCACGGTCCAGCCGAACTCGGCCATGCTGGCGGCAATCTTCGCCACTTGGTCGGCATCGTGGGTCTTGGCGTTCCGGGCGTAGGGCTTCAGCCGGGCGAGGGGCCAATGTTCGATCCGGCCCGGCAGGAGGGGCACGTTCATGTCGCCAGCCTTTTCGCCTTCAGGTCGGCAAAGGTCTCGCCGCTGTCAGCCAAGAGGGCGTTCGCGCCGGTAAACTGCTGCCAACGCTCGATGGCCACGTCGACATAGGCCGGGTTCAATTCGACCCCGAAGCAGACGCGGCCCGTGGTTTCTGCCGCGATCAGAGTGGTGCCGGATCCCATGAAGGGTTCGAACACCGCTTGACCGGGACTGGAGTTGTTCAAGATCGGGCGGCGCATGCATTCGACCGGCTTTTGCGTGCCGTGCACGGTGGCGGCATCCTGGTCCTTGCCGGAGATATGCCAGAGGGTGGTCTGCTTGCGGTCCCCGGCCCAATGGCCCTTGCCGGTCTTTTTGACTGCATACCAGCAGGGTTCATGCTGCCAGTGATAGTCGCCGCGGCTGAGCACGAGGCGGTCCTTGGCCCAGATGATCTGCGACCGCACGGCAAATCCAGCCACCACGAGGCTCTCGGCGACGGTCGAGGCGTGCAGCGCGCCGTGCCAGACATAGGCCACGTCGCCAGGGAACAGCGCCCAGACCTCGCGCCAGTCGGCCCGGTCGTCATTCAGCACCTTGCCGGTGCGTTTGGTCTTGGCCGCGCCCGCCTGGTTGCGCCAGGACGGATCGTATTCCACGCCATAGGGTGGATCAGTGACCATCAGCAAAGGCTTCACATCGCCGAGCAGCCGCCCGACCACCTCAGCGGAGGTGCTGTCGCCGCAGATCAGCCGATGCGTCCCAAGCTGCCACAGGTCGCCCTGCACCGACACCGGCGTGACTGGCGGCTCGGGAATGTCATCCTCACCCTCGACCGCGCCGCCTTCGGCCTGATCCGGATCCCGCAGCAGGGCATCCAGATCCTCGTCTGCGATGCCAAGCAGCGACAGGTCGAAATCCTCGGCCAGTAGTCCCGCGATTTCATCGCGCAACATCGCCTCGTCCCAGTCGCCAAGCTCGGTCAATTTGTTGTCTGCGATCCGGTAGGCCCGTCGCTCGGCTTCGTCGAGGTGGCCGAGCCGGATCACCGGCACCTCGGTCAGCCCCAGCATGATGGCGGCCAACACCCGGCCGTGGCCCGCAATCAGTTCACCATCGTCGGCCACAAGGCACGGAACGGTCCAGCCGAACTTCGCCATGCTGGCCGCGATCTTGGCGACCTGGTCCGTGCCGTGGATCTTGGCATTGCGGGCATAAGGGCGCAGCCGGTCGAGAGGCCAAGTTTCAATCTGGCTCGGCGCAAAGACCAGGTCCATCGGGTTGCTTCCATGTGGGGGAGGGCGGGCAAGCCGATGCGCGCTGGGCGAAGCCAGCGTCAGGATCGGGATCCGCGATGTCGGGAAATCAAAAGCGCCCGCGAGGGGGGGTTCTCCGGGCGCAATTCTTCGATGATCAAGGGGTAGGTCAAGATGGGCAGCTTTGTCAAATGAAAAAATGAAGTGGATTCAACAGCTTCAATGCAGGTGGCTTCCGCTGCCTGGCTTCCGACGTGGTGGCTTCTGCAAACTGGCTTCCCTGGATTCCGCAAAGAATCCAGCGCGCCAAGATCGTGATTCCGCAAGCCTTTGATAATGAGTCGCTTTTCCCGAGGTCATCGGGCAAGTGGATTCCGCCTGGCTTCCCCGGTGAAACTGCCTGTCGCTAGCGAAACGCCGCGCTGCGCCCCCCCGCATACAAACAGGGCCGGGAGGAACCATGCCGTGGGGGGCGGGGCAGGCAGCGACAGTTCCCGAGAGGGGTGTCACCCGGAGCCACGCCGATTGTCAAAGTGCATGGACCGCCCGTGCGGCACTGTGCAACATGCTCCAGACGTAGCCAAGACAACTACCTAAGGCGCATAGAGCGAAAAGACGCCGCCTTCAAAAAGGTACCAAGCCGACTTGCGGGCATCGTTCGTGACAAATGGATAAAGCACCTGACGATGCAGTGGGTTTCCATTTCCCTCGCAGGTCACTCTGTGAACGAAGATCTTGGCGGCCGAAAGCCGCATCCCATCTTCCTCTGTCTTGAACAGCGCAAATTCTGGATTGGAAAAGAAGTCATCAGGTTCGTAGGTTGTGTAGGTGGATGACAGACCGGCGAAGTCACAGTTGAAGAAAACGCCCTCGGCTGATCCACGATTGAACGTCTGTGTGCGACCAATCACGTCCGTCGTGCTGACAAACCAAGACTCGCCAGAATAGCCGACAACGGACCATGTGGTGTCAATGAAATCAGCCTTCGCCATTGAGGCAAAGGCCACGAACATCGGAAGGGCGAGGGCAAAGCTTGCTGCAACAATCACATCAGTATTTGAAGGTCGACGTGCCATTCGCTGCCTCCGTTTCCATCGCAATGCATCCTTCTAGAATTGAATAGGATCCGCCGCTCACGCGACCAACTTCATCACAGTATGATCTCACGCGGCTGGGGATAGAGCCCCATCTCGCTTTTAACCCGTTGTAGGCAATCTGCTCCATGTCAATGCAGCCATTGTAGATCATCGCCGATCCACCGCTGACATCAGAAACAGTCTGACAGTAACCAGCGACGTCATAGCGTGGGACTGAATCGGCAAAAGCTGGCGATGCGATGGTCAGCAGAAGCGCTGAGTAGAAAACGGCTTTCATAAAACCTTCCCCTCTGTGTACTTGGAAGCGGAAAATCGCAATTCGACCATCGCGGGTCCACAGAGGAGCATAATGCTGACGCTCGGTCGGCGGACAGTGGTCCGGATTTTCTCTGTCTCTTGGGCATTCATTTGGTGCAATGGCCCGCGATAAGACCCTTAAACTCGGTTTCACCCAGGATCCGTATCGGATGGCCAGCGGCGTGCATTTCTTCGGCCTTGCGGTGCTTACTGCTCTTGGTGTGCCCAGCAAGCACACCCAAATCTTGGTCACCGACGACCAGATGAGTTGTTTCTTTGCTTACGCCTGCCTTTACAGACATACCGGCGAGGGCAGCAAGCTCAGCTGCTTCGCTTCGGGACATGCCCAGTGCACCGGTGAAGACCACCACTGAACCTGCTAGTGCACCTTTGGGATCGCCCTCCAAGGTGATGGCTGCTGAGTAGCTTTTCTTGGGTGCCGGTTTGATCAGTTCCTCAAACGGAAGTCGAAGGTGAGCCTCGGCATGCAGCACGACCAATGCGGCGGCGCGGGCGTCTTCGCCTGCATCATGGTGGTGAAACTGCAGGTTCAGCGTGCGCTTGAGGTTCGCCAACCCATGTCCGCCATTGCCCTTCAACTCGGGCCAAGCCCGTCTCGCGATCTGGACGCTATCGCTCCAGCGCAGATCCGGGGCGTCGATGCCACAGAAACCGCAGGCGGCATTCATTGCCTGCTTGTCGAAGTTGCTGTGCTGGATGAGGTGGTGACGCGTCAGCAACGGCAGCAGAGCGGTCAAGACGTCAGGGAACCTGGGTGCATCCGCCACATGATCTGGGCCAATGCCGTGGAGCTGGATGTTGAACGCGTCAAACCGGGTACCGGGATTGACCAGCATGGAGAAGGTCTGGATCTGATTGTCGGGTTGGACGCAGGCCAGGCCGATCTGGCAGATGCTGGCTGCATCACTGCACGCGGTTTCGACATCCAGCGCAACAAACCTGAAACTGCCCTCTGGCACACGGAGAGTGTGTGCGAATCTCGGTCTGGCTGGAGCGCGGGCAATGGGGGCGGGCCGAGACTCCTCTCGGGCGCGTTCGGGCTGGTTCTGTTGGGTCGGTTTCGGGGTGCGGCCGAACAGCCAGTCAAAAAGTGCCATGTGAAAACTCGCTGCTTTCAAAAATATAGATCGTACCTCTGGGCTTTCGGAGCAGCCGACTAATTACCCCAAGGCTTATCCGTTCCATGCGAGCAGTATCCCTGCGTTAGCCGCGATTTCTACCTCGGCTTGAACGCGAGGCTTGTACGATACAAATTCGCTGCCGCTGCAAAAGGGTAGGCTCAGCGCCTTTATCAATGGTGCGTCGTAATGGCCCGACAAAAGCAGCACCCCTTCTCGCGCAAGATGGTCCCGCGTCCCTTTGCCATTGTCCGCGCGTATGCGGCGCATGAAGTCTTGCTGCTGTGCTACGGCCTCGATGACCGATCGAGTGATCGGTACGCGCTGGACCTCTCGGAACAGCGCCATGACCCTGCGATTTCCAGATTTCCCGGCAAAAATGCGATCAATCACATCAGAAGGCACAGTGCGCCAGAAATTTGGCGGGTACGGATGCGCATTCAACAGCCAAATTATGTTCGCAAAACCGAGTGCCGAAATCGACTTTTTTGAATCTTTGTTCTGACCAAGGGTAAGATATTCTGGGCGAGCAACGATAAGTCCAAGGTAGCAGAGCGCACGGACCTCGTCGGCAGCCACCAAGATACAAGGATGCCCCACGGCTTCAGTCGGGATCATCCAGTTGCTTCCCATCGTATTCTTGATGTCCACATCGTGGCCTAAGATGACAGTATCCAACTTTCCCTTCTTCAAGTTCAGCATTGCCCGAAGTTCGATCTCGACTCGCGTTCCGATGTAGGTTTTCTCGGTTTTTTCGAGTTCGTCATAGGAGCGACGGCCCGTCTTTGGCGTCATGATCACGTCATCGACGCATTGACGCAGCATGGTTGAAAAGCCTTCAGAAAGGGCTGCGGCGCCGCCAGCGCGCCGGATGATCTCCGCTGCAATCGATGAGAGCAGCTGAAAATCCGGGTGTCCGTTGAGGACGATGCTTGTGGGAAGGCTTTGCTTCAAGCGTAGGACGCCTCTGAGAAATTATATTTCTCAGAAGTCTGTCACAGGCCTTTGGGATTCGGAAGACTAAGCGCGAATGGCGTGAAGTTGCCGTTGCCGAAGGGCCTTCGAAATCTGTGTGGCAACTGCTCGGGCGACTGGCGGCGGAAAGGCATTTCCAACCTGCTTATAGGCGTTGGTCTTGGCCCCCGTGAAGTGCCAGTCATCAGGAAAGCCCTGCAGGCGTGCAACCATGGGCACCGTCAGTCGTGGCATCCCGCTGTGGAAAGGATCCGGCGCTTCGGGAGCAATCGTGCGGCCTTCAACACCGAGAGTTGCCCAAGCCGCCCGTGCGCGAGTTGGGCCAAGGTCTGGACCACCATGCTTCTTTGATCCGCCTACGATTGTGGGTGCTATTTCGTCGGCTTGCTCCCGCCAAGCGGTGGCACCCTTCCATCCGCGCGCGGCCATAAGTTCATACAGCGTCGCGCCGACCGTTGGCGGATTATGAGGATTCGGATCAGGCCAGTTGAACAGTTCAGAGCGCGCCTGCTGTACCGCCACAATGACAACGCGCGGGCGCAGTTGTGGGACGCCGTAGTCTGAAGCGTTCAGCAACCGCCAGTCGGTATCATATCCAAGCTTCTTGAGCTGTACCTTCAGCCGTTCGCGATAGTCATGAAAAACCGCATCCAGGAACCCGCGCACGTTCTCAATCATCACAGCCTGCGGACGTGTCGCATCAACTATGTCGATGGCATCGTTGAAAAGATTCCGTTCATCCAACTCGCCGAGTTGTTTTCCTGCGACCGAAAATGGCGGGCAAGGTAAGCCACCAGCAAGGAGGTCTATCCCCTTGAAATCACCAGAACGGTCTTTGAAGATACGCATATCTTCCTCGAGAACGTTCCACTCGGGGCGATTGTGGCGCAGCGTGTTGCAGCAATGTCTGTCGATTTCTACGAGGGCGGTATGTGCGAACCCAGCCTGCTCAAGCCCTAGAGCCTGTCCGCCAGCGCCTGCGCAAAGTTCTACCGATGTCAGCATCTTGTCAGCCCTCATTCTGCGCACACATTATCTAGAACACCTGCAAGAAATCAATGGCCTAAGGCCAACTCTGCGTTCTTAATTCGTTCTTACTCTGCTGTGGATCGTCAGGCAAGCAAGGTCTCACCTGTGATGACGTCAAACCACTGATTGCTAGCGCTGGGCCGAAGGATCGTGCAACGATTCAGTGCGTCTTCCAAGGCCTTGGCTTTGGCATTGCCGCCTTTACCTCCATCTCGCGCAACATCCCGCCCGCCACCAGTCCATCTCGCACCCAGCCCAGCGCCTGCCACCAATCCTCATAGCCGCGCCGGGCGGATGCGATCTGTTCCGGATGCGGCCGCCAAGTGACCGGGCAGGCCAGCACCTCCACCGTTCGCCACTTGCCGCGCGTCTTCACTCGCTCAGTGCCGACGACGATGGTCGTCGCCCGCTCACCATGCTGGTTGTTCTTGGTTTCCATCGGCACGCAGCGCGGCACGACGCCCGGCATCCAGTCCGGGGTCATGCCTGCGCGCGCCAGTTCGGCCACCTGAATTGCCATGCGGATGCCGCCGATGCGGTCGGGCATGCCTGCGACTGTGGCGGCGATCACCTCGGCGTCGGGGTGGGTGTAACTGCCCATTTTGTGCTGGCCGCCGTCGATCTTGCAGCCCAGCACGGCGCGCTGCAGCAAGACGTATTCCAGGCCGAATCCGAAGCCTTCCTCGGTGACGTCCGGGGGCATGGGCAGTTCCAGCTGTGCCTGTTCGGCCCGGAACGCCCATTCCAACGCTGCCTGCACGCCCAGCGCGCGCTTGACCTTTTTACCGCTGACGCGGCCGTGGAAACTCATGGCTGCAATCCTTCAAATAAATCCATCTGTGCCGGGCGCTGGGCCGCATCGGTCGGTCGCCAGATCCACGGGCCCGAGGCAATGGGCAGCTGCGAGAGAGCGCCACGCATGTGCTGCTGCCAGTGGGTGAACTCCGTTTCCGAGCAGGCGCAGAGCGCGTGCCCGATGGGCCAGCCCATCAGCCATCCGACGAAGAGCGGGTTCAGCCGCCGCCGCGACCGGCCCTTCAGGATCCGCCGCGAGACGACGCGCCCATGTAATGCAATCATTGAAGCCCAGAGCGGGCGCGAGATCGGGGCGTGCGGCAAGGAACACTGCCCATCCGGCGTGATCGCCGGGTCCGGGCGGGTGAAGCCCTGTTCCGCCCGATAATGCAGGATATCCATCCGGGACTTGCCGTCGGCGCGGGTGATGCTGGCCTCGCTGCTGCCCTTCCAGTTCTGGGCGGCCGGGGTCGGCCACTGCGCCGCCTGCGCTGGCAAGGGTGGCGTCCCGCCCGATCCATAACTCTGGCCCGGCCCACCCTTCGCGCCATCGGTCGCCTTGGGTGTCGACCAGTTGGTGATGCCCAGCGCCAGCGCTTCGGCCTTCCTGGTGAAATCGCTGTTCCCGGCCGGGTTGTAGCGATTCGTGCCCGGATGCAGACTCATCGGTGTGGGCCAGGATGAAGATCCGGAGCCGCTGGTGCGGCGCGCCAACTTCTGCCGCCGAGAACAAACCCGCCGCAGGCGTGTAGCCCATGCCCCAAAGCTCTCGCAGGACTGTCTCAAGGCCGAGGGTGACGTGACCGGCGACGTTTTCGAGGAAGACCCATGCGGGGCGGCATTCGCCGATGACGCGGGCGACATCGGGCCAGAGGTGGCGGGGATCGTCGGGGCCACCGCGCTTTCCGGCGGCGCTGAACGGCTGGCAGGGGTATCCGGCGACAATGATGTCGAATGCGCCTCGGAAGACACGGGCATCGAAACTGCGGAGATCATCCCAGATCGGGGCCGGGGCGAAATACTCTGCGCGCTGGGCGGCGATGAGGACGGCGCGGGGCCAGTCCTCCCATTCGACAAAGGCGCGGGTGTGATAGCCGGGTTCGGCGAGCATGAGGCCCAGATCAAGGCCTCCGCCGCCTGCGCAGAGGGACAATCCGTGCCGGGGACGTGACACCATGCCATTCACCGCACCCCGCGCAACCGAAGGCGTTCGGGCGTGACCAAGCCGCGCGCCAACATCAGATCGCGAATGCTGTTGTTGATCGCGCTGACCGGCAGGAAGCCGTCGGCGTTGACCATCTTGGCGTAGAACGCCGCCTTCTCGTCGTCGCTGAGCCGGGGAGGGTCTTCGCGCTTGCGCCGCCGCTTGGCCTTTTGACTCTTGGCGGTTGCGCTGGCCGTCTGTGCGTCGCGCTGGGCGGCACGTTCCATGAACCGGTCGAGGGCTTTGGGGCCATCGGGCGGGTTCGGATGATCGTCCCGGGTCTCGATGGCGACCTCGATGATCCGCCTCCGCGACAACCCGATTTCATCAGTCCAACGGCGAACGTGGGTTCTTGCTGGCCAGCCCTGCCACCAGGCGGGCAGGGTGGCGTTGGCAGCGAAGCCCAGCGCAGTCAGCAGCTCTGCGAAGAACCGATCAAAATCGGCCTCGCGCGCAGCCGCGTCCTCCTCCTCCTTTACTGGTTTACTTAGTGGTTCTCTTACAAGGTTAGTGTCCGGATTCCGGACACGGCTTTCGGCATTTTCCGGACACGGGTCGGGGCAAAATCCGGACACGGGTTCCTTCGGATTACCGTGTGCGATTTCCGGACACGGCTCGGCCGGAATGGCACTGCCCGCAGTGATTTCAGATGCAGTTTCAGCATCATGGCCGAAGGGCAAAAACCCGTGTCCGATTTCCGGACATGGCTCAGGGTCATGTGGTGCAAAGCCTTCTTCGAAACCCAGGATGTAGCGTGTCGGCAGCTGGCGCTTGGTGACAGGATCAATGCGCGGCACCCGCCGCAGCAGCTGTTCCGCCTCCAGCCGGTCGAGATGTTCGTTCAGGGTGGAGCGGCTGATCTCGCAATCATGCGCCAACCGATCCTGCGATGGGAAGCAGCCGAAGTCAGGGTTGAAGCGGTCGCACAGATGCCAGAGCACGATCTTGGTCGTTGGCTTCAGCCCACGCCGCTGGATCGCCCAGTTGGTGGCGTCATGGCTCATGGCGCGGCCCTCCGCGCTGGCAGCTGCGCACGGCTGGTGAAGCCATTGTCGGCCAGCGCGACCAGCGCATCGTCGACCGACCGGACCAGCGCCCAGCCGAAGCCCTGCGCGCAGACAGTGTCGCGGAACACCTCCTGCGACTTGCGCAATCGGCCGGTTTCGCTTTTGACCTCGAGGAACAGCACGCGGCCGCCGCAGATCACGATCAGATCGGCAAAGCCCGCATGGACGCCCATGCCGACGAGGATCGACTGGCGCTTCGCACCACGGGGCCCGGCCTCAGTTACCTCGTTGACGCAGTGATGGACGATGGCATCGCGGGGCAGGGCGAACCGCAACGCCTGCACGATGGCGCGCTGGGCGTCGGCCTCGGGAGTGCTGCGCCGGTTCATGCCGCACCGCCTTTCGGGAAGGTGGCCGCCGCGATGGCGTGCAGGGGCCGACGATCCAGATGGCGCAGCAGTTCGATGGCGTCACCACATTCGACGGCATCGTCGGTCTGGCCGACGACGACCCGTGCCGCGAGGATCACCAAGGATTCCGGATGCTGTGTGGTATCGGCCAGGACGCCGCGCGCCTCGGTCAGACGGTCGTGCATCCAGTCGCCGGTCTCCGACGAAGGAATGACGGGCGGATGGGACAAGAGCTGGTTCATTTCCGACCCCGCCGTGTCCGCGCAGGGCGGGTCTGTTCCTGCGCGCTGATCCAGTCCTGGACCGAGGTGCGCCGGTAGAGCACTTTGCGGCCGATCCGCGTGCAGGGCGGGCCGAGCTGACGGGCCTCCCAGCGAGCGAGGGTGTCGCAGGCGAGGCCGAGTTCACCGGCCAGCTGCTCGCGGCTGATCCAGTCAGCCAGCAGGTTAAGGGGTTGGTCCTGCGGGGCAGGGGCTGTGGTCTGCATTACGGTCTCCCATCCAGATCCCGGCAGATGCCGGAGACGGGGCGAGGGAAGCAGACGGGAAGGACCGGAACCTAGGCAGAGACCGGAATTGGGACGCGGCTGGCAATTCCGGCCCTTGTTTCATTGGATTTTTGGCACGCGACCGGATTGCGAATCGGAAAGGCAGCCCAGCGACATTCCGCTGTTTCCGGTGACCTGTGCCAGTTCGCGCCTGATGATCGTGGCTCGCAACCATAGTGGCCGGATTTTAACAGCATCGCGTGACGCCGACCGGGCGGCGCGGGACCGAACGCGCGTGCCGGTGTCAGGGCAGGGAAGGGAAATCGCTGCGACGGTGGGCCTCGACCAACGCCCGCACTTCGTGCGGAGCGATCACCTCGACCGCAGCACCCCACTGATAGAGATGCCACGCCATTTCCAGCCAGCCCCCGGCGGTGAACCGGACGGTCAGACTGCCGTCAGCTTCATCTTGAACCTGCTGGTCGGGATGGAAGATGAAGGTCCGGGCGACATCGGCGGCTGATGGTGCAAACCGCCACTCCACCGGCCCGTACTCCGCCTCTGAATGGAATGACCCGAAGGCCCGGGCAGCGTGCTGGCCAAGATCAAAGCCGGGATCCCGCACAAAGGAATCCTTCAGCAGGCTGGCGCGGCTGATCCGGTCCAACCGGAAATGCCGATACTTGCCGCCGTTGTCGATCTCGCGGGCGATCAGATAGCCGCGCATCCCGAACAGCACACCATAGGGTTCGACCGCCCTCGACCGGGGCGCGGCATCCTGCGCACCGGCATAATCGATCTGCATTGTGAACGGGCCCTTCAGTGCGTTGTCGATCGCGCCAAGGACAAGCGCCGAATACTGCGCGCGGGGGCCAGGACGGCAGGCATGACCTCGGGCCTCAAGAACCGCCTCGGCATCCACCTCGGCGCGGCGGGCGAATGTCGGTGGCATCGTGGCAAGCAGGCGGTTGCGCAGAGAGTTCAGCGCGGCAACCTCTGTGGCGGCCCCTTCACGCTCCGCACGCCGGATGCCCATTTCCAGCGCTGACAATTCGCTGTCGCGAATGCCCTGAAGGTGCAGCAGGCGGCTGTCGGGCAACTGCCACCATTTGCGCCGTTCCTTGTCGGTGCGGGTCTGCACCATCGGGAACGCCTCCTCCAGCGCGCGGGACATGCGCTGCGCGGTGCGCAGGGTCACGCCGAAGGTGTCCACGATTTGCACCAGGCTGATGCCACCTGGCCGGGCGGCCGCCTCTTCGGCCAGACGCATGATGTCGAGGGCCTTGCCCAGACGCTTGTTATCCATCTTTAATCCCTGACCGAACCTGACAGGGACGTTAACGACAATTCGCTTAAAAAGCGATTGGCTGGCTCTGGTCAGCTCAAGCCGATTCCACCTGTGCGTGTTTCCGATCACCGGGGTGCTCTTCACCCGGATCTCCAGACATGGCTGTTTGAAGACATCTTGAGGCGTGTTCCTGAACAGCGGGCCTGCTGGCAAGCCGCTGTTCGTGAACGCGATCCCTGCCATGCCCGGTGCTGACCCGGGCGTTGCTGAATGAAGTAAGGACGCACGACCCATGAGCCTGCCGCCGAGAGCCTTCTATTCCTTGAATGAGACATCCGCCCGTTGGGGTTGTGCCGCTGCCGATCTGGCCGGATGGGCCGCAACCGACCATCTGACGCTGGTCACCAGCATCGCCTCGGTGATCTGCGGCAAGCAGCCGGTGGCCGGGATCGTGGTTGTCTGCGCCGCCGACATGATGCGAATGTTCCGCCGTCATGGCCCGAGCGATGAGGAATGCCGGATCTACCGCATCCGGCCGCAGGGTAGCGCGGAGTGGCAATATATCACTGAACCGGCCGATGGCGTGGTGATCAAGATCACCGATCTGATGCTGCTGGCCGAGGAGGTGCAGAAGTTCGAGGACGAGCGCGACCTGCTGCGGCGCCCCGCCGGGTCAGCCGGATCCGTGCCGCGCTATGATTGGGAGGGCATGACCATCATGCTGTTTCGACGGGTCAACGAGCAGGGCGTGCCCGCAACGCAGGCCGAATTGATCGCTGAGGTGCAGGACTGGTTTGCCCAGAACTCGCCGAACGGCGAAATCCCCGAGGAAAGCACGACGCGGAAGAAGGTCGCGCCGATCTGGCGGGCGCTGCGAGAACGGGAGTGATTGACACCGATCCTGCCGTTCAGGCGCTTTTCTGTTCCTGATCGGCATCGTGCACCAGCTGGGGCCGGGGCCGGAAGATGCTGGCAACAGCATTGACCCCGTCGCGCAGCGGCGAGTCCATCAGGTGCGCATAGCGTTGGGTCGTTTGCATCTGCGTGTGACCCAGCAGCTTGCCGATCATTTCCAGCGAGGCCCCGCCGCTGACCAGCAGGGATGCAAAGGTGTGGCGCAGATCGTGGATCCGGACATCCGGCAGTTTCGCCTCGCTCTGGATCCCGATCCAGAACCGGCGGATTTCCTTGACCGGCTGGCCGGGCGTGTCGCCGGGGAAGAGCCACGGATTGCCGCGTGGCACCAGCAGGGCGCGCTGGCGCACGATGGCCGCCACATCGCCCGAAATCGGGATGCGGTGGATCTTGCGCTGCTTGGTGGTCGCCGCCGGTTTTGACCAGCTGCCTAGGTCGAGATTGAACTGTTCAAACCGTGCCTGTCGCACCTCGCCCGACCGAGCGCCTGTCAGCATGCAGAGCCGGATGATCCCGGCCGCCCGTTGATCCTTGGCCGCGTCCAGCGCCTTGGCCAGCCGCCCGATCTCTTCCGGCGTCAGGAACCGCTCGCGTTCGTTCTCGATCCGGCGGCGGAATCCGCTGGCTGGATTGTCCGTACGCATGCCCCAGCCGATGGCCAGCGTGAACATCTTGCGCAGCACCTCACCCACCCGGTTGGCGCGCACCGGCGTGGGCTTCGGCCCCTGCAGTTTGCGCGCCCGGTTGTTCGGTTTGGCTTTCGAGGGTCGGGCCCGGCCAGCGGCGATCTTGGTCAGCAGCTTTTCCACATCTGCCTTGGTGATTTCAGTCACCAGCTTTTTGCCCCAGTCGGGCGCCACCAGCTTGTGCATGATGGTGTGCTGGTCGGCGGCATTGCGCGCGGCGAGGTGCGGCGTGTGTTCCGCCAGATAGCGCGTGATCATGTCGTTGACCCGCGGGGCCTCGCGCGACGTTTCCCGCAGGCTTAGCGGGTCGATCCCCTCATCGATGTCACGCCGCAGTTCCTTGGCCCGTTCCCGCGCGGCCACCGTGTTCCATTCCGGCCAGCGCCCGATGGTCATCCGCCGCTGCCGTCCGGCGATCCGGTAGTCGAGGGTGAAGGCCCGGTTGCCGGAAGGGTAGATGGTGATCGAGAACCCGCGCACATCGGTGTCGAAGATCTGGTAGTCCCGCCCCAGATTCTCAGCCTCACGGACGGTTTTCTCATTCAGTTTCAGCCTCTTGACCAT